CGGTCATAATTCCTGCGACGGCTGTCGACACCTGGGCAGACATAGTCTGATCAAATGCAGCATAGTCCAAGGCAACTACTCTATCCCCTTGCTCGACGAGGAGATATTGGAAGAGCTCCTCTGCCTCAACACTATCCATGTTTATTCCCTTTGCAGTCTCAAATAGAAACTTATGTCGGGACATGATACGTATGATGGGGCCCAAGTATTGTCGACAAAGCAACAAGAAAGGGAAATTGCTACCCATAAACACACGAGCCTTCACTTTCTCACGTGGGAGGAGTTCATTGGTCTTAATTGAGCATTTAAACAAGGGGTGGCAGGCAATTCCTGACCTATACCGTATCAACATCTCTTGCATCTCTTCTTCCACATTAACACCAGCATGCTCAACTAGCACACGTGGTATAGCCGGAATAGTAGGATCAAAAGGGTCCGGCTCTAGATGGTTGATTTTACGCCCAGAATATGGGAAGCCATTCGATGTCGAATTGTCAATACCATAGAAGGCCTCACCCTCAACTCCATCCAATGCTTCCTGTAGAGATAAAGGACGGCTAAGTTCACTCTTGTCGGCAGTCGAAAGGCCAACAACTAAGTCAACTATAGGCCTCTTATAGTCTGCGACGGCATGGTCGAGTTCTCGGAGAGAGAACTCTTGGTTGGGGGAGGTAAGTCGTGTCAACGCCTTCCTCTTATGAATACCGTGATTGATCTGCTGAGGTGGGCAAAATTTTGGCCGACCAAACTCCGCAACAATAGCTTCCTTAAAAGGATGCTTAATGTACGGGTTCTTGAAGGTGGCTCCTTGTCCATTCATCACACCGAACATTTGGCAATTGTGCTCATCGACAGATTTGTCAAGATCATCATCTCCTATCTCCAGGCCTAATAGACCCACATCTTCCACGAGATGTTGAGAACCAAGTTGTAGGTCTCCCTGATTAAGAGGTATGAAACCCTCAAAATACCGCAATGCAGTCTTCACATCCTCCACGGTCAAGGCTGAGCAAAGGCCAACCTTACCATTTCCTGCTACATGAATGCCATAGATGATCGCTTTACTAAAGTCGACCACCAAGGATCCACACATCCCTTCTCGGGTTCCCAAATTACATGGGTAACGGTATGGTTTAACTAAGGTCACACATTCAGGCCTCTGGGTAGTAATAGTGGATGATAGCAAGGACCATCCAGGTTCCAGCCTTGTTGAAGAAACATAACG